GTAACAGGATCTCAGGAGACGAAGTATTTGATATGGAGTTTCCCTTTGAGTCCAGAGATGGAGTAGATGATTAATGAATCATAGTGAAAAATATAATTACCCCGATGCACTAATAAGTGAATTACTCTTTGTGATTAATTACGCCGAGTCAGACCTCAACGTATTAGCTAAAGGTGACAACTCAGATAGAACAAAGGAAACTCTCAGAGAGATAACAAGGGTCAAAGAAATGGTGGCACAAAACAAAATAATAAAAGAATCGTTTGACACACCCTACCCTTACGATTTATTCAAATAGCCGTTTGCAATTATATAAAACCCTCCTGCGTATAACATTCAGAACAATACCACACAATACATTTATATGTTTACATACATAGGGGAATATACTATAAATAAAGAGGTGGACAACTTCTGTTCAGCTGAAGTGGATAGTGGATACAACCTACCCATTTTAATTATTTAAATACAATTTAATTCAATTTAAAGTAACTATGGATGGTTTCGACCCTATTTACTTTACTATTACTTTCATTTTGTTGCTTTATTGTGCCTTAAAAAACGGGGCAAGAACGTCTGCTGAAGACGAGGACATAGATGATTACTGGTCGGACGGTTAGCAGATCGTCCAGATCAACTGAAATAATCTAAATAAATAAAGGGCGCGGATCGTCTGGATCGACCGAAATAAACAAAATAAACAAAAGAGGCAGATCGCCCGATCAAACGCAAATAACTAAATAAA